CGTGCATTCACACGATGGGCAGGAAAAACCAAAAAAAGATCGAAAGCGGTCCAATGACCATGATCGATCCTTTCTGGCAACCCGACCCGGACCAGCTTACGGAACTCACGAACCGTTACTGGCCGGCAAACTCATCCCAGCGCACGACAAAGGACACAATCCGTTGGACGAGACGGATCTCGTCCGCATACGTCACCGACATCGGCGCCCTCTTATCGGGGATCGCAATCGCGTTCTCCGAAGAGAGGGCACCGAGATGGCGCTGGATTAAAGCGAGATCTGGCCTCCGCTCGTTTACCCGTTGGTACTTAAACCAACTTGCGGCAAACGAGCAACAAGCCAAGAAATCCCTGAAATCCTACGCTAAATGGTCGGAATGGTATGCGGCTGGAAATCCGAAGTCGGTGCCACCCAAGATCGTCGGTGGGTCCCGAGGAGTAACGGAAAGGAGAGGGAAACAAACCCTCAACTTTCCGTTCCTATCGGGACCCACTGACGTCTCTCGGTTAATCGAGCGATTCTGGAAGAAAGACGAAATCTCAAAAAAAGAAATCGTCTTACTCTTCCAGCTCGCTCGATTCGCCAGGGGAATGGCACCGGCGTCTGAAGACATTTGTGTCACCGCCATCAGGGAATGGTACGAGAACGCTACAACCTTCCACTGCCGGGAGAAAGACCGGTTCACGGTCTCCTCGGCAATGGAAGAGTATTCCAAACGTTGGGCAAAACGGTACACCGCAAAACAGCGTACCGTTCACACTAGCTTTTCAACGAGCGCGTCGCTTTTCGATTCTCGCAAAGAGAAAGGAAAAGCGGCCGCAATCGTTGAAGGAGTCAAGTGCTGGCTCAACAGACGTTTGGAGAGCTTCCAAGTACCAGAACCTGGAGTCTATTACACCGTTTTAGGCACACGCCACGTTTTACACGGACCGGGTGAAGACGACGATGAAAGCCGACCTTACATCGGCTCGGTCATCGCCCAAACCCGGAACGCTGAAGAAACGTTCTGCGTGCAAGAATTAGTCCTACTATGGGCGTTATCCTTCGCACCGTATAACTTCGCCTGGGAAGTGAGTACAGACCGGAACCCGGACGTACACCATGAATTCAATGGTATACTACCGGATCTCTGGAAGGACTCACCCCCCGAAGTTTACAGCGCGAAGTGCGACGTGGCCGTAACTGCACGTGTCTGCGCGGTTAGGGAAGACGGGAACAAGGCCCGGATTGTAACGACAGATCCGGACGTTGTCACCGTCCTCCTGCACACCGCAAGAGACGTGCTGTATTCGGCCATCGAACGCGATCCGTACATGACCGCCCATGATCACGGCACCATATGGCATTTCGGCCGGAAGATCGAACGGAGGAAGAGGCCTATCAAACAGATATTATCTGTTGATAAGACCACCTTCTCCGATACATTTGATCTTCCGCTCCAAGCCGCCATTTATGATGGCGTGACCAGCGGTCACAACGATCCCAACGCCCAAAGAATCCTCCGAGCTCTACGGCCGTTTGCCGTCGGCCCGCGCAGATACCTGGTCCCTGATTTCCATCGGGGAATCACAAGCATCTCCACAAAGGCCGCCAAGCAATGGTTCTACACAGGAGATCAGAACGATTTTTTCGTTCTGACCCCCGGCAAGAACAAGGCCGTAGCGCCAATGGGTTCGCCGATCACTTACTCGATAAACTGCCTTTGGAGCAGGTTCGAGCACGATGCATCGGCGGACTTCAGAGGAATCGGACCATTCCTAGCCGAACCCAGATTCTCAACGCACGTCGCCGTCACCATCCAAGGAGACGATACGACGTGCGAATGCAGTGGACGGAAATCTAAACGCTATGAGGCGATATGCAAAATCACCGGTACGAAGATCGGTGATGGTGCACACCACCTATCAAGGCGTTTAGCCGTCTTCTGCGAAGAGTGCCTGGTTAAGGTCAATTCCAACTGGGAGCACCACGACACGATAAAAACTCGTGTGCTGGTCGCTACTAATTGTAAGAAAGACCCACGGCTACCTACAGGTGTAATAGACCCATTACTCACCAGAGGAACCGCCGTTTCCTCACAAATCCGCTACGCGACTGGAAACCAGAAGCGCGCGTCCATCTACGTCTTAGGGAAGACCATCCGCCGAAAAACCGGCGAATTCCGTCACCTATACACGCCGAGTTTCCTCGGCGGGCTAGGTTACCCATCCAGACGTTCGGACAAGCGGATTTGGAGGAAATGGGTTCCGAAAGATGTCAAGAAGATCATCTCCGCTGTCGTGTCCCCGGACGCAACCGAACAAACGGTTACGAATCCGAACACACTAAACTCGGTCGGGTACTTCAACAAGAAAGGCCTGGTAAATAGAGCAGATCTGCTCAGTCTACTAGACCGTGTACCACGACCGAGGGACAGCAAAGCATGGGTCGAAAAGAACCCTCTCAGAATCACTGACGAGGACGTGCCGAAGATCGGCATGATCCACGTCAACGAACTGATAAGGAAGTTCTCGGAAACCCACGGACTCAAGAGGGACGAAGCAGGCAACGAGCCCCACGATTTGAAATATCGTGGGCGTCGTTGGATGCTCCGACAAATCCCTCGGGAGTCCGACTTTGAGCCTCTTTCTGACACCCTTCGGACCCTCGGAACAGACGATTCCCTCCGTTCCATGCTAACCTCCTTGAAAAGCGCCAGACCGTACTTCGGTTATGGCACCTACAAGAAGGCGCGGAAGGAGAGAATCGAAATGGCCCGAGAGGCCCTCGGTGAGCGAGCGGTAGGAACCCCGATCATCCGGAATCCTCCCGATTTCCAGACCTTACAGACACGGTTATATACCATGTTTGGTCAGATTTGGATCAATCGGAAGCATCCGGAGACGGAGCTCCTCTTGTCGCGCGCTGGGTTGATAAAAGTCGGGATCCAAAAGGATCCTAACTTAAACCGGCAAAGCCAGCAAACATCGCTACCTACCTCCTAGTGGAGGCGGCTGGTGACGAAGCACAGCTTTGCCCTTGTAGGCCGATCACAAAGATCGGCCTGCCGAGGACGGGAAACCGTCCTCGGGGTTTCCC